GGCTTGCCAACTTGTGTCATAGTCTGCCGCCGTGGTGGCGAAGGGCACGCTATAGGCGTTGGGCGGAAAAGCCGGGCCGGTGTTCAAGCGATAACTGGAATTGATGGCAGGCGGAAAGCCGCTCTGGCCATCGACACGCGGCATCAAATTGCCAAGGTCCCAAAGATATAAGTCGTCCACTTCGCCGGGATAAAGGAAAACCTCTTGGCCCAAGCACAAGCCCAAATAGTCCTGCTGCCATGGCGAAGGATATTGCGAGTTGGGCCAGAAGCGATGCACCTGTATCGCCTGATCTGCCATATAGTATTCGCGGAAGAGCCGGTGGTTTAACTGCGCCTGCTGCTTGAAGTAGCTGGACGGCATCAAACCATAGGCCGCGATATCAAGGCCCATGCTTTCGGCAAGCTCTGTCGCGCGGCGCGCATACACAACATTACGATGTGACCATGCCACCCCGCGCGTCTGGCCAATCGGCACAGTCGGCGCATAGGGCACGCTGAAAGGCTTAAAGGTGGACCACAGCGTGGTCATGTTGGCGTGATATTGCAGGATGCGCAAATAACGCCGCTGGTTGGTGATGCAGAAAGCGATATAGGCCGCTTCGGGGGTATGCGCCCATTCCCAGCCGGGCCAATTGGCCGGGATCGGGTTCGGGTCTGGCGGGTCCGCTGCAATATAATAAGGCGAGGACGGCGGCGGCATCTGGTTGGGATAAGTGCTCGCCTTGGGATACTGAATTTTATCCATCGGCTTGCCAGTGCGCTCGTCGCAAATATAGATATTAAAGACGCGCAAGCCTTTGGCATACGCCAACAGGTTGGCCGGATTGCCGTCAAAGAAATATTCCGCTGCCGCTTCGTAATAGACGCCGATATCGTCGCGCTCGCCCGTGGTGCCCATCGCCATGGTGACGCCAGCCGGATCGCCGGGGCCGCTATAGGTATGGGGCGCGAAAGCCGGGACCTTGCCCGGTGCCAACGGTCCAACCGGCAACGCAAGGCGCTGGGCTACCAAGTCGGCGGGGGTGCGAACCGGCGCCGGATCGGGGGTCAACTCCAACACATATTCTGCATTCCACATCAGGAACGGCACGCTATAGACCGGGCCAGCCGGGGCGCCATCCTTGAACAACTGCACCGTGTGTTGGGGCAGATGGAACGGCACCAAAGGCGCCTGGGGCTGGATCAACCCCAAATGCACAATCACATCATCGTCCAGAAACAATACCTGCAAACCGGGCAACATGGGACCGCCCGGATAACGATAGGTGTTGGCGCCAATGGTCAGGGTGACGGAGTAAGTCATCTATTGCACCGTAGGGTTAATGGGTTCGACGCCAACGGCGCGCCCATCTGGCCCCCGAATGATCCGCTTCGGCGCGCTCGCCAGTTGTAACGCGGCGTGCATCTGCTGCATAGCGCTGGCATGCGCCTGGGCGATCTTGTTGCTTTGCTCTTGGATCAACGCGAAGCCGTCGCCCAAGCTCTTGGTGATATCCTGTTGCGCGGCCACGGTGGCTTGCTCTGCCGGTCCCCCGGCATTCTGGCCAGCGCTGATAAGCGCCACCTCGATTTGGGTTGCGGCCTTTAGCTCTGCCTCCCATTTCGCATAGGCCTGTTCATGGTCCAACTTCATCTGTTCCATGGCCTGTTGGTGCGCCAATTGCTGGGTCTGCATCTGGCTTTCGTGCTGCATTTTCATCTGTTCGATTTGCGCATTGGCCTGGGCCTTGAACTGCTCCACCTGAGCATCCGCCTGGGCTTGCATCTGCGCCGTCTGGGCATCGGCCTGGGCCTGGGCTTGGGCCTTCTGCACTTCCGGATTGGGCTGCGGATTTGCCGCCATCTGTGCCGCCTTGGCTTCCAACTTCTGCAACGCCACATCAAACGTGCCTTCGATGGTGCGCGCCTGCTTGAACCCGGCAATACCGAACTTGATAAGCGCCATCATGGCCGGGACCAATTCCGGCACTTGCTGGCCAGCGGGAACCGCTTCACGCAAGAAGTTCGCGGTGGCGCCAAGGAATTCCAAGCGTTCCTGCTTGGTCTGCTGCTCATCGATCTGCACCAAGCTATCGGCGGCAACTTCGATGCGGAAGCATCGCATAGGATCATTACGGATCAATTGCAGCGCTTGCGGAATGAGCGCTTGATCGTCCTGGCTCATCTGCTGCGCGGCGCTGTAGGCAAGGATGGTCTTATCCTGATACTTGCTGCAAATAATCTGCGCCTTGATGCGCAAAAGTTCCGTGGCGAAGATGGCCACGCCCTCTTGCATCGATTTCAGGCGCAAACCGGCATACTGGCCTTTGATCTGTTGCGCCGTCGCTGTTTCGGATGCGGCGCCCTGGCCGCGCACAATATCGGATATGCCGGTTATCTCATAAACTTGGCTCTTGATATCGGCACGCGCCTGATAGCACTGCAACAGCGCGGCGGCGAAGGTTTCGATGGGGATTAGATCAATCGATCCTTTCAAGCCGCCCTTTTCCGAGAACGCCGCCCACTTGTCGGTGCCGATAAGCGTATTGTTGTCGCCTTCGGTTAGAAGCCGCTGCAATGCGGGCTGGCTGGCATCATAGATACCGCGCACGCGCAAAGCTTTGACAAGCCCATCGATGCGGTCAGAAAGAATATCCAACTCGTTGGCCTGATCCTGATAGAGCACAAAGTCAGGAACCGGAACCAGCGTGTCCGTTGTGGTGGTGGCGTAAAGCGGCTTAGGACAGGGAAAGAAGCCTTCCAAGTCCAATGGATCGTCGCGCTCATCGATAGGGTCAGGAAGGTGTTTGGAGAACCAAACCGCTTTGCCCTTCTCCTTGTCCCACAACTCGCAAATGCGCGCGCGGTCATCCTGCAATTTTTCGCCGCGCATATTGCGGTCGAACTTCTGCGGCCCGGCGTCCAGCGGGATTTTATCCGCCGTGGCCTTGCCAAAGCGCGCTTCCAGCGCGGGCTTGGTCATATAGACCCAGCGCCAAACCGCCGTTACCTCTTCCCACGTCCTGGCCGATGAATGACCAAAATCCTTCCAATAGACATAATCCGTTGGCGAGCATTCATAATCCACTTCTTCTTGCGGCTCTTGCTCATCCGTTGAAGTTTTGTCCTGGGGATCGGGTACATCCTCCGTTATCTGGCCATCGTCCTGGGTCTTGATATGCGGGTCATAGCGGACCCATGACACACCGCGCCCGCCCAAGAAGCGGTCATTGACGCAATTGGTCATAGCGCTGCGAAAGTCGCTGTAATGCTCTATCTCGTAATCCAAGCAACGCTCAATAAGCAGCGCGGCCACGCGCCCCACGGGATCATTGTCCACAAAGCGCCGCGACACGTCCGCCTTGGGCATGTGCGAATAAACGGCGGGAACAAGGGTCTGGACGTTGCTCCACAGAATATTGAACTTGGCGGCATCGTTGCCGCTCTGGTTGCGGGTATCGTCGCGATAGCGCTTTAAAATCTTTTCGACGCGCGCGAACCAGCGCTTAAATTCCGCCTCATAGGCGCCGATAACCTCTAAGTATTGCTGGACCGGGGTTTGCGTGCTTTCCGCCACCTACACACCCCAGATAACACAACAATCCACCGTGCCGCCGATGGTGACAACCAAAGAGGTATTGAGCCGCACGGCAACCGGATAAAAGGTTGCGCCGGTCGGCGTGAAGGTGTTCGCCACCGTGTTGGCGCCATCGCTGATCTTAATGGTCGGCGTGCCGGATGCGCTCGAAACCATAATACCCAACAGCGCGCACGGGCCGGTAAAGACCGTGCCGGTGGCGGTCATGTTCTTATAATTGCCAGCGGTTTGAACGGGAGTTGGCATCTTAGAACCTCTTGGGCGGCGGTGCCGTGGTGGTGAGCGCCTTGGTAAGGCGCACATTCTTGGCGCGCTTAATGCCCTCGCCCGCCATCGATGCGGCCTGTTGCTGGCTAATGCCCTTGTCCAGGGCGATCTGCGGATTGTGGGCGGCGGCTTCAAACAGCCGGTGTTGGGCTGGGGTCCATGGCATTAGATGCGCTCCCGTCTGGCGGCACGCTTTGCCGCCCACAAATCTTCAAGGGTTGCCGTGTTGGTCGGCCCGGCGATAAGCGCGCGCTCTGGAAAAACCTTGCGCTGCGGCGCCTCTTCCTGCCAGCTAATCGCCGCCATGCGGAACGCGTCCGCTGGATGGCTGCACCAATTATGCTTGGGCGTCTGACGGAACGCCTTGTTGTCCTCGTCAAACTCGCGCTCGTACTGGCGCAAGGCCTCTAGACCTTCGCGGCATCGCTCCGCATCAAACCAGCAATTGGGGAGCATCATGCGAACGGCTTGAATGCCATCCTGCACCGAGAGGTTGGGAACAATGGACATTTCCGCCAGTCCCAACTTATCCCCAAGCTGTTGAATAATGCTGCGCCCGTTGCTGGCCATGGTCTTGGCGCGGGCGTCGTGCGGCAAA